TGGACCTTTAACAAAATGCTTGTCCACCCCCAACCAGCTTCCAGTGACTATTTCGGTGAAAGCGTCTCCATGTCAGGTGATGGGACCCATGTCATCGCTGGGGTGAGGAGCGATGATGGGACCACGATAGACGGTCAAAAATCTCTACCGAGTAATGCAGGGACGGCCCAAGTCTTCAATCTTAAGTCAGAAATATTTGATACCTCAACCCAGATATTCACTGTTACAGGTTCAGGTATTGTCGATGGATCGACCTTAAATATCTTGGGTGCGAATGGGACTGTATACAATGTTTTCAATGTGACGACCCCGAACGCTGCTGGTACACAAATAACCTTTAAAATGGGGGCGCTTGGGACGAGTGGTGGCTATGACGTGACACAACAACCCTATACACTTAAAGTCGACTCCACTACGGGTTTGTCTGGGTTTAGTACTGCTACGATCAAGATGGGACCTGCATGGACGACGACGTCGAGGACATTTCTATTTATAAAGGATCAAGCCGTAAGTTATACCCTCGTAGCTAAAGACGGATTTGGTGTGTCATCGAGTGGATCGTGGGGGGGGACATTCTCCCTAATTTCGGGTAACTTACCAACGGGTATCAGTTTGAATGCTACTACGGGTGTGATATCAGGTACTAAAACCTCTGATACGATTTCTATAACACCGTTAACATTTCGAGTGACTGATAATGTCACTCAGACATTCGAGGACAGAACCTTCGGTATCGATGCGAAGACCCCTTTATACAACTTTATCTCACCCTTCACGTTCAATAATGCTGGTGCTACTGGACGATATGGTCCAACAATCAGCGATTTAACGACCGGGTCTTACTCGTATACACCCGCATGGACAGATTATACCAGTAATCTGAATGTGACGTCAGGAATACAGAAATGGACTGTACCTGAAACTGGATCGTATAGGATACAGGCGTATGGGGCATATAGCCCCACCCTCAGTCAACGGGGTGGGAGCTATCGTGGTGGTTATGGTGCTCATATGCGAGGAGACTTCACACTGACAAAGGGTGAAATTATACACATACTAGTAGGTCAAGCTGGAGTACAGGGCACTCATTCCCAAAACACTGCTCAGCCGGGAATTGGTTCTGGTGGTGGTGGTACATTCGTTGTACGAACACCGTATAACACAACTGCTTCGATACTGGTGATCGCGGGTGGTGGTGGTGGTGCTGCCCAGAATAGCTGGACTAATAGGAATGGAGTTGGTGGAACAACCAGTACGAGTTCTAATCCCGGTGGGATGAACAGCGCGTCGTCTGGTGGTAATGGTGGTGCTTCACAATACGCTGGTGGTGGTGCTGGTTTTACAGGTAATGGTAGTATAGCCTCGGCTAGTGATGCGCCATCTCAATCTTTCACTAACGGTGGTGTAGGTGGGCGAGGTGGTCGCAGTCACAGTGGCCCCGAGATTTATGGTGGGTTTGGGGGTGGTGGTGGTGCTGGTGGTCTATCTGCAGGTGGTGGTGGGGGCTATAGTGGTGCTTGTGCTGGGAGTTGGTCGAGCCAACAACAAGGTGGAGGTGGTGGTAGCTATAATAATGGTACCAATCAGTTAAGTTTGAGCGATAGTCATGGTGGTCAAGGTCAGGTTATCATTACACAATTATAAAATTATAAAATTAAGTATATACCTTGTTCAGGATGATACCTTCAAAGTTCTTTTTGAAGAACGACATGGCGTCGAGTGACGCGTACGTGGAATTATCAGACTAGAAGCAAGTGAAAATTATTTTGAGTCAATCTCTACACCCTTTATGGATTACCCAATAAGAACTGAAATTCGTAAAAATATATATGTTCACCTTCACGACCAAACAAAGTTTACAAACTGACCAGAGTTTGTAAAGTTCGTGTTAAGTCATTTCAATCTAAATCATAAAAGATTAGGATTCACCCGAGCTTAAAAATAAACTCTGCATATAATATAAAATGTCTGGTGGTATTGCCCAACTCGTTGCTGTCGGTGCCCAGGATGTGCACCTTGTCGGTCAACCTGAAGTCAGTTTTTTTAGGTCTACTTACAAGCGTCACACAAACTTTTCTCAAACCGTCGAACGTCAGGTCATTCAGGGCAACGTCTCTAACAATGGTATGTCCACGATCCGCTTCGAGCGCAAGGGTGATATGCTCAACTATGTATACCTGGTACCCAATAATGGTACCGCAACTCAATCAGTCGCTGATTGGACTACTGTCATAAAAAAGGTCGAACTTCTTATTGGTGGTCAGTTGATTGACGAACATGATTCAACTTATTCAACTCTCATCGCACCCACCCTTTCGGCGACCGCTTCGTCGAAATCTGTCGGTGCCGATCTGTACGGTGGTGCTACCGACGAGCGTTTCTACCCTCTTCGATTCGCTTTCTGTGAAAATTGGCAAACTGCCTTACCCCTCATCAGTCTCCAGTACCATGATGTCGAGCTCCGTATCACATGGGGTGCTGCAGCCGCTGATAACAGTTTCAAGTGGGATGTCTACGCAAACTACGCCTACCTCGATAGCCAGGAACGTGAAGTCTTCGCTTCTAAACCCCAAAATATGCTCATCACCCAAGTTCAGAAGGCGATTTCATCTGGTTCCAAGATGCAAGAACTCAACTTCAATCACCCCGTGAAGTACCTGGCATCTGCTGGTACAGATGCGGTCACTACTAATGCTGGTGGTTTGGCGATCCTAAATGACGACAATAAGCTCAAGCTTCAGATTAATGGTACCGATGTGGCCGACTTCAAGTTTGCCAACCCCAACTTCACTTCGGTTCCACTCTTCTACCACACTTCTCATGCGAATGGTGCCCCTTCCACCAAGTTGTTCACATACCCATTCTGTCTTGAGACTGGTAAGCTCCAGCCCACTGGTACTCTCAACTTTTCCCGACTTGATTCGGCTCGTATCGTCAACGATACCCGTTCTGTCAACAAGGATATATACGCCGTAAACTACAACATCCTCCGTATCGAAAATGGTATGGGTGGTCTTTTATATTCTAACTAAATAGTAAATGTGGAATCTATTTTTCCTTCTCGCCATCGTTTTTGTATTGACGTACGATCCTAAATCCAGGACACTTGAAACATTTATCGGTCAACCTTCACCGTCGACAGATAAATCATGTGAAAATACGCATTACGAAGCCGTCCAATTTGCTCAATCTCCTTACGAGTGCCCCCCCAGTGGTAGAACAGGTATGGGTAATATGATAATGTAGAAAGCTTAAAAAGAAAGTCATTATATACAATATAATGATTCCCTTCAACCACGAAAATATTATGATGATCGCGACAGCTGTTTGTGTAATCGGTGTAATTTTCCTACTTCGTGAATTGAATAAGACTAAGGAGGAACTCTACGAACTTAAGGAATTCTCGGAAGATGTTATGGAAAGACTTAATGGAATTGAAGGTGATGATGATGATGATGATGATGATGATGATTTATCTGAAATAAGTCCAGAGGAGGGAAAAACTGTTGGAATTAACATGTCCACTTAATATAACTTGCGAATGCGCAATGAAAAAGTACAAGGCGATTGCAATACCAGTCAGTTTCGCCGATGGAAAAACAAAATTTCTCACAGTTAGGGATTGGAGATTTAAGGATTGGATTTTTGTTACAGGTGGATGTAGACGTAGAGAAATTTATAACCCGTTACGATGTGCTCTCAGGGAATTAGAGGAAGAAACGAGAGGTGTTGTATCTTTAAAAAGTGGTCAGTATACTGAATTTAAATTTATACATAAAGAAAGTCCGACAGTAGATTTAGAATACAATGTATTCATATTCTTTGTTAATTACAATAAAGTACAACAACAAGATCTCGTTAAGAAATTTTATGATGAAAAACAAAAAACTTCAGTTAAAAAAGCACTCCGCCAACCATATAAAAAAACATATGATGAGAATGATTTTATGAGTTTTGATACACTTGAGGAATTCAATGGGCGTAAGCGATGGAAACTCATCATAGATAACATAATCAAAAATCCAGAATTCTATTCGTGTATAAGTTCTCTGAATAGAAAAACATTTTCTATTAAATAATGAAGTCGAAGGCTTTCATTTTACACCAGATTACACAATTACTAGAAAAGAATCGTGGTTTGTGTGAAGAGGAAATTGTTCAATGGAAAGATGAAAATGTTGATAAAACAGTATATGAACTTCTTGTTATAAAAAAAAATCTTTCTGAAAAAATAGAATTCCAAGATATTTCAATTATGAAATGGTTTAGAGATGAAGAACAAGAATAAGGTATGTTCAAGAGTTGGTGTTCAACTCAAAATTTTAATAATTCAACCAACCTATCACATGTGCTCATGGACGGAGGAAAACTCTCTGTGCCATTTGATAGATTGAATGACTTTTATGAGAAGTATATAGAGGTTATTAAGAAAGGTGAGAAACTATTTGTTGTTGAACAAAAAACACCTGTCTATAACTTTTTCATCGATATTGACTATAAGAATGAAGAGTCTCTCCCGATGGATGATATTAAATCTATATGTAAAATCATTTGCGACAAGGTCAAACGACATGGTGGTAAGAAATGTTTCATATCTGTATCACCCCCCAAGAAATGTGGACTCCTCGTAAAAACTGGAGTACACTTAAATTGGCCAAATTTTGTAGTCGATCAATCGTCTGCGATTGCTCTCAGAGAACATGTTCTGGTTGCACTATCGAAAGCGAAAAGTAAAATGGATTGGAATGAAATAATAGACTCTTCTGTGTATGGTGATTTACATAGGAAAACTAAAGGAAGTGGATTTCGTATGACATGGTCGTATAAAAAGGCTAAACATGAAGCATGTGAGGGACGTGGTTGTTCTGAATGTGAAAATGGGAAAGTAAATCAACTATCTTATCTACCAGTTTTCGAATACACACCTGAACCCTTGAGTACTATTATTCGTGTTGATCAGGCACCAGATCTTGAAATCTTAAAGATGTCCGCCGTTCGAACGGATGCTCCACAAAATGCATTCATTCAACCACCTTCTACACCTATACGAGAGGGTGCATTTACAGATGATGAGACAAAGGATGAGATACAGGATGAGGCACTCAAATCAGATATAGAGTCATTCGTCCGAAAGAATATGGAAGGTCAATCTGGAGCATATATCAATAAGGTATTTAAACATAAATCGATGTTCCTTGTAGCAACTACATCAAATTATTGTGAAAATTTAAAAAGGGATCATAATTCGAATCATATTTGGTTTATCATCAGTGGAAAGTTAATTTTACAGAAATGTTTTTGTAAATGTGAAACATTACGTGGACGAAGAGATGGTTTTTGTAAAGATTTCTGTGGACGTCGTCACGAACTCCCACATTCTATCATTGATAGATTGTATCCCAAAAGGGAAGAACTCCAGAAGTGTCCCGAAATTAAAAGAACGGTGGAAAAATCTAAATTTAACCAACAAGAAACCAAACCCTTATTGGAACAGTTTATTCGGAAATTTATACCCGGACATTCGGATACGTCTATTTTGAATATCAAGAAAAATAATAAAACTTATATCGCTATGACTACATCCTCGCACTGTGAATCTATACAGGGTGATCATCCAGACCATGTAATGTCATATATCATCAGGGGAAACAAAATAACACAACAATGTCCGTTATGTAAAGGTAAAAAAAACAATGCGAGAACGTACGTATTGTCAGATAATAATCTTATAAAACTACTTAAACAATAATATTTATAAGTATTTAAATGGTTATAACAACTCGTACTCGCTCAGGAAGATATATAAAGAAACCTCTATTATTTCAACCCACTGAACATGTTTTAGAGGACGACTATGCTACAGATGAACATGATACTGACCTCGATTCTGATATTGATACAGACGACGAAGTTTATGATGAAGATGATTCAGAAGAAGATGACGACGCGGACGAAAATGGTAATCTCAAAGATTTCGTGGTAGATGATGAAAGTGAAAGTGAGGAAGAAGACGCTTAAAAAAACCCCACGTTAATTCATAAATGGAAACTGATATTGGTAACCCTATCGATTATAACCCTTTACTTGACGATGTTCCAGAAGAGAAAGATGAAAGTAATGAAAACCCCCCACGTGAGGAGGAGTATTATTTTCATCCATCAGAATATCAACATCAACAACAACAACAATTTCAAGAAAAGGAATCATTCGATCTTTTCAAAAATGTAGAAAAATCTACCTGGATAATTGCATTTGCCGTATTTTTACTTGGATTTTTTATGGGGAAAACCATGCAACCAGTGATTCTCCGGTACGCTTGAGTATGGTACAAACTTTCCTGTATTCCCAACTTTAGGGGGGATAAAATGATTAATGAAAGGATCTCTAGATGTATCCTCTACAAAACCAACAATAGTACTCGCTTCTATTTTTTTACGCATTTTCTCTTTTTTTCTTTTCCTTTTGTTTTTTGGACCCATGCCTTCAAAAAACAATATAAAGAACGCACTCACAATGATGACGGTGACGAATGTACTTATCATTTATTATTAGATATGAAAATTATTTTTCCTCCCCCCCTTCTTCCTTGACTTCATCCAACTTCATATTTTCTTCACGTTTCTTTTTTAGTTCTTCAACTTCTTTCGCTACAATACTATCAGCCTCTTTGACAAGATCTTCAATATTTGCATTGGGCTGTTCCGTCTTGAGACGTTCCAAAATCTCAGCTGGATGAGAAATTGGTGCTTCATCAGCCTTTGTATAATAGTGTGAGTTCTCGTCACCTGGTGTGATATTGAGTTTATCATTCTTCATTCCCTGTTTACGTTCGTTAAACATACGGGCAGCCTGTGCTTGATTTTCTTTGTACCCACTCATGATCTCTTCAAGTTTTTCATTCGTGTAATGTACATCTTCAATCTTTGTAGGATCTGGGGGGATGAGTAACCATTTATACAGGTCGACTACGTAAATATCGAACGTGGGGTCTTCCTTTTGTAAACGCTTGGCGTGCCTTGATGCTTCATCACGAGTCGAGAAAGCACCTCGAATTTTAATACCGTACTTATCATTCTTTTGGGGTGAATCGGGACCAACAATAGACAAACAAGCGAAGGCCTGGCCAGGAACGGTTGTATAATCTTGTTCGAGAGACATTATATCTATTGAATGGTTCTAAACTTTAAGCCCTAAGTTTGTGTTAAAGATTTGATATATAAATCAAATATGGAAGAGATACGTAAAAATCATAATGATGCGAAACGTTCTTTGATACAATCTGTCAGTGAAAAGGGTATTCATATATTAGATGTCGGTTGTGGTTTTGGTGGAGATCTCCAAAAATGGTATAAATGTGGAGTAAATATAAATATGTGTGACCCTGAACCATTAGCACTGGAAGAGGCTAAATCTCGTGCTAAGAATATGCATATGCGTGTAAATTTCTATGAGGGTGATATCCATAATTGCCCCAATAGAAAATTTGATATCATATGTTATAATTTTTCTCTTCATTATATATTTGCTTCGAAGAATGTTTTTTTCAGTTCTATTCATGAAATAAAAAAACGCATCAAACCTGGTGGAAAGCTCATAGGTATCATACCGGATTCGGAAAAAATCATATTTAAAACACCTTTACATGATGAAATGGGTAACTTTTTTAAACTCAAAGATCATGGTAATGGTGGATTTGGTGAGAAGTTGTTTGTAAACCTCACTGACACCCCATAT